TTAATTAATCAATACTTACAAATCTTAGATTTCTTTGTGGCATTCCATTTAGATGAAAACTTTAATGAAACAATTAGATCTAGACATAGAGATAACTTTAATTATAGTTCGTTCTCTGAAGGCGAGAAACAAAGAATTGATCTAAGTTTGCTCTTTACTTGGAGACAAATTGCTAAGCTAAAGAATAGCGCAGCTACTAATCTATTAGTCTTAGATGAAACTTTTGACAGTTCATTAGACGCAGATGGAGTAGAAAGCTTAACTAAGATTCTTGGTACTTTAGAAGAAGGATCAAATGTGTTTATTATATCCCATAAAGGTGATATATTAGAAAACAAATTTAGATCTAAAATCGAGTTCTTTAAAGAGAAAAACTTCTCGAAAATTAAGTAACTTGAATAGGTTCCTTAGCTCAATTGGATAGAGCAACGGCCTTCTAAGCCGTAGGTTACAGGTTCAAATCCTGTAGGAACTGCCAAGTTACGTCACAGCCACGTCACAAACCCGTAACGAATCGTCACAAATGCAAAATAGTTGTTTACTTTGACCTTGAACTACGGTATAATGGTACCATACAAAATAAAAATAAGGAGTTATTATGTTAAACAGTTCAATTCTACCCAAGCTACTAGCTAAGGAAAATATCACCATCAGGCATGGCAATTACCATACTGCTTGGTTCGATGTTAAGAATAGAGTCTTAGGATTACCTAATTGGAAAGATATGGGTAAAGATGTTTACGATCTATTATGTGGTCACGAAGTTGGTCATGCATTATTTACTCCTGAGTCAGGCTGGCACGATAGCCCAGAAAAATTAAAAGGCGCTCCTAGATCATACCTTAATGTTATAGAAGATGCTAGAATAGAAAGAGACATTAGAAATACATATCCTGGTTTAATAGCAGCAATGCAAAGAGGTTATGTAGAATTACTTAAACAGGGTTTCTTTGGAGAAATAGATGGGATCGATTGGGATCAAACTAAACTAATCGATAAGATTAATCTTAAAACTAAACTAGGTTCTATGATTGATGTTCCATTTAATTCAGAAGAAGAAGTATTTCTTAATAGAGCTTTTGCTAACCAGAACTTCGACGAGGTTGTACAATTGGCAAAAGACATTTTAGTTTATACTAAAGAAAACCAAGAAGAGTTATTACAGCCACAAGAACAACCAGAACTTACAGAAGAAGATTTAGAAAAAATCATAGAAGGATTAGAAGATGAAGGTCCTCAGCAAGGTCACGATGACCAAGAAGAAGAGCAAGGCCCAGGTGGATCAGCAAATTCAGAAGGTGATTCAGAAGAAGAAGGCGAAGAGAAAGAATCTAAAGCTTCAGAATCTGGTGATGAAGAATCAGATGAAGAAACTTCTTCAAGTACTTTAAGCGAAACTCCACAACATGTAGATGAAGATATTTCAATAACAGACGAATCTTTTAGATCAATGGAAGATACATTAATCGATAAAGGTAACGGCAGAGGATTCATGGTTATGAACGAGCTAAGACCTTATCACGTAAAGAATGCTGTTATCGATTATAAACAACTTGCCCAAGAAAGAAAGGCTAGAACATTTTCACCTAAACCAACAGAATCAGAAAAAGGCGACTTTAAAAAATATATTAAAGATGTTAAAAGATCTGTTAACTTCGCAGTTAAAGAATTCGAGCAAAGAAAAGCTGCTTACAGATATACTAGAGCAACTACTGCTAAAACTGGCAGACTAGACGTTGGCAAGCTTTGGTCTTATAAGACATCAGAAGATATCTTTTCTCAAGTAACCACATTGGCAGATGCTAAAAATCACGGTATGATTATGCTCGTAGATTATTCTGGTTCAATGGCTGGTTCTATGCCTTACGTAATGGATCAACTTTTACATATGGTTCATTTCTGTAAAGCAGTTAATATACCATTCGATGTTTATGGATTTACTACTCAAAACAAAAACTTCCATTATGATTGCCAAGAATTTATGGATCAGATCCAAGATGGTGATATGGATATGAATGACCTTTCAATGCCACTAGTTTGTTCTTCAAGCTTAGGCAAAAAAGATTTTAATGATGCTATATATCACATGTATGACAGACAAGCTTCAACTTACTGGAATGACGGAAAGATTGGATTAGGTATGTCCGAAGAATATGGTTCAACACCTTTAGATCAAGCATTGGTTGTTTCACACCACTTAGTTAAAGACTTTAAGCAAAAGCACAGTATTGAAAAACTTACCTTTGCATGCTTCTCAGATGGCGATTCAAACTTTATGGGCATAACCCAGAAACAAGAGTTAGCTGATAAGAAATTAGATTCATGTAGTTATAGCTCACGTGGTACTGAAAAGATAGCAATCATCCAAGGTAAGAAAGTTAAGCTAAATGCATACAGAGCTACAGATAACTTATTAGAAAATATATCTAAAATGCCTGGGGTTAAAACTATGGGATTCTTTATGGCAGATGATTCAGGTCATTGGCAAAGTAGAATCGGTAGATTATCTCAATCAATGCCTACTGACGAAAACGACCCTTGGGGAGATAACTTTAAAAAAGAATGTGCAGCAGAGTACAGAAAAAACAAATGTGTTCACAAGAACAATGCTTTTGGATATGATGATTACTACCTATTAAAAGGCGGTAAAAACCTAAAAGCCACAGACGGTGAATTCGATGATGTAATAGAATCAGATGCTTCAGATGCTCAGATTAGAAACGCATTTAAGAAGTACAGCAAAGGTAAGAAAACCAATAAGGTTCTTATGACTTCCATTGGTAAGGCAGTTGCTTAATTGTAAAGTTACGTCACAATCTCGTGAACAATGCAAATTAGGGGTTTACTTTCCCCTTAAACTACGGTATAATGGTACCTATAATAAAAAAGATAAGGAGCTTATATTATGAATGAAATGAAAATATCAACCAAAAGGATCTTAGCCGAAATAGCGACTAAGTTTCCAGGCCAAACGGATTTCCGTAGAGCCATAATCGAAGACGTGGCAAAATCCATGGGCTTCACAGCTAAGGATTTCTATCCTTTATTAACCCCAGAGAATAGAGTCAAGATTGGCACGTATTCACTAGATGGCTTTTTACCAGAAGCAGCTCCAGTAGCTACTATGGATCAGGTCCCAGCTACTGCGGCTCAAATGCAATCTATAACTAGCGATGAGAAAACTTATGCTAGAGTGGATCCAACATTTGTCCCATGGGGTTCTTTCAAAGACGTTACCCAGATTATTAAATCTGAAATGTTTTACCCTACATACGTATCTGGTTTATCTGGAAACGGCAAAACGTTTATGATCGAGCAAGCTTGTGCTAAACTCGGTAAAGAATTCATTAGAGTTCAAATCAATCCAGAAACGGATGAAGATGATTTGCTTGGTGGATTTAGATTAATTAACGGCGAGACAGTGTTCGCAAAAGGCCCTGTTTTAAAAGCAATGGAATCTGGTGCAATACTTCTACTCGACGAGATCGATAGAGCTACTAACAAGATCATGTGTCTTCAAGGTATCTTAGAAGGCAAACCAGTACTTGTTAAAAAGACTGGCGAAACAGTTACACCTAAAAAAGGTTTCAACGTCTTCGCTACTGCCAACACAAAAGGCAAAGGCTCAGAAGATGGCAGATTTACCGCAGCAAGTATCTTAGATGATGCTTTCTTAGAAAGGTTTACTATCTCAGTAGATATGTTATTCCCTTCTGTTTCAATCGAAAAGAAAATCCTTGGCAAGCACATGGATAAATTCGATACTCAAGACGACGAGTTTGTAACAAAGCTAGTAACTTGGGCAGATATTATTAGAAAGACTTTTTATGATGATGGCGTAGACGAGCTTATCTCTACTAGAAGGCTTTGTCATATTGTACAATCCTACTCTCTCTTCGGAGACAGAATGAAATCTATAGATCTTTGTATCTCTAGATTCGACGAGGATACAAAAATAGCATTCTTGGATCTTTACACGAAGGTGGATTCAGATGCTATCCTAGATTATGGAACACCTTCAGAAGAAAACAACGGAGACATAGACAATGGCTAAACCAGACTATAAATTTAACGAAGGAGCTCTGATCGCAGAGCTTCAAGCGTACATCGATTCCACTTATGGTGGACATTATTCCAAGAACAAATTTCAATCAACAGAATTTATTTCAGATTGTGGCCACGGAAAAGGCTTTGCAATTGGTAACATTTTAAAATACGCGCAGCGCTACGGGCGCAAAGGCACGTACGACGATCACAGAAAGGACCTTATGAAAGTATTGCACTACGCTTTAATTGCGCTTAGCGAACACGACAGGAGCTCTAATGAATAAGAAAACACCACCTATATGGTCATCAGAGTCAAAATATTATATCCCATTTCACATGTGTATAATGGCACTTACATTTTTGGCTACTCTTTTTATTACCCTAGAATTAAAAGCATCAGCGATAGGCGAAAGCGATCGTGTTTGTTTAGCTCAGAATATTTACTTTGAATCTGCTAACCAACCCGAAGTGGGTAGAATGGCAGTAGCTCAAGTAGTTATTAATAGAGTTTATGATGATCAATTCCCAGATAGTATCTGCGGTGTAGTTTATCAATCTTATACTAGAGAAAACTGGAAAGGAGATATTGTCCCAATATTACACAAATGTCAATTTAGCTGGTACTGCGATGGCAAATCAGATGTACCAACAGATTCTAAAACTTGGAGTGAAGCCCTTGATTTAGCAGACAGTATTATGTCTTATATGGCATTCGATGTAACAAGCGGTGCTTTATACTACCACACAACCTCAGTTGATCCTTATTGGAACGACTATTTAACCCCTACGGTTACTATTAATGACCACATTTTTTACAAATAAAGGTTTACAATCAACCCGAACTGTGGTATAATGATACCATCAAATAAATAAACAGGAACAAAATGCAATTATCAAATGATACACTAGAGGTTTTAAAGAACTTCGCTTCTATAAACCCCAATCTGGTTATTGAACCAGGACAAAAGATTGGAACAATATCTGAATCCAAAACCATTATGGCTTCGGCAGATATCACCGAGATCTTTCCCAACCAAGTTGGCATTTATGATCTAAATGAATTTCTTTCTGTACTATCTTTAATCGAGAACAGCGATATTGAATTCGAAGATAAATATCTTCAGATCAATTCTAAGTCTGCTGGATGCAAATTACCAAACTCCCAAAAGATTACTTATTACTACTCTAACCCAGAGATCTTAACTACACCTACGAAGACAATTCAAATGCCTTCTACAGACTGTGGCGTAACTCTAGATCAAGATGTTATTAATAAGATTAAACAAGCTTCTGGTGTTCTTGGACATACTGATTTAAGTCTTGTTGGATCTAATGGTACTATTACCGCTAAGGTATTCGATGCCAAAGATAGAACTGCTAATGATTATTCATTAACAATTGAATCAGATAACACATCTAAAGGTGAATTTAACTTCGACTTTAATATCAGTAACCTAAAGATTGTTGCTGGTGATTACTTCGTTAGTTTATCAGATAAAAAGATATCACATTGGCAGAATATTAATTTTCCAATTGAATACTTTGTCGCTTTAGAACAAACAACAAAATTTAATGTATAAATATAAATACATAAAAGAATTCTTCATCATATATGATGGGGATAATGGGAGAGATGCGAATTATCGGTCTCTCGATTTTAGTCTACTTTGCAAAGGAGAAATAAAATGACAGACGCAGTAGAAACTCAAGCAGTAGAGCCTGTACAACTATCACTCGGAGACATCCAAGGTTTAGTTCAGATAATTGATATCTGTTCTAAAAGAGGTGCTTTCGAAGGATCAGAACTAGAAGGTGTTGGAACACTTAGATCAAGGATTGTAAAATTCTTAGAAGCTAATGTGCCACCAGCCCCAGAAGGTGAAGAAGTTGTTCCAGCTCCAGAGGGCGACGTTGAAGTGGAAACACCAGACGAAGCTTAAGCTTGAAGTAAAAAGCCTACTTGCGGGAGGGTTAAATCCCGCTACTTTAATTAGGATTATATAATGGATAAAAATGAAAAACAAGAGCTTATCAAAGCTCTATTGAATGGTACTGTAACGGTAACATTCCAAAAGGTAAACTCAGATGAAATAAGAGTTATGCCTTGCACCCTCAACCCTCTTGTGCTAGAAGCACATAACGTAAAACCAACAGTAAAAGGTATTGGATCTGATTCAGATGTAATAGCAGCTTGGGCTTTGGATAAAGAAGCTTGGCGATCTTTTATTGCTGATACGGTATTAGGTTGGGAGGTACTTTAATGAATGAATTTCTATGGGTCGAGAAATATCGACCACAAATAATTGCAGATGTAGTTATGCCTTCCCATATAAAAGCGACGTTCGAGGATATTGTTAGCGGAGGTGAATTGCACAATATGCTTCTAACCGGTACAGCCGGTCTGGGAAAAACAACTGTCGCAAAGGCGCTATGCAATGAATTAGATCTAGACTTCTTATTGATCAATGGATCAGAAGAAGGCAACATCGATACTCTCAGAAATAAGATTAAACAGTTCGCAAGTACTGTATCTCTTTCGGGTGGATATAAGGTCGTAATACTCGACGAAGCAGATTACTTAAACCCACAGTCCACCCAACCTGCTCTAAGAGGATTCATCGAAGAATTCTCTGGCAATTGCAGGTTTATTCTTACTTGTAATTTTAAAAACCGCATAATTGAACCTCTACATTCTAGATGTTCGGTCATCGAATTTAATATTGCTAAGAAGGACATGCCTCCTCTACTTTCTTTGTTTATGAAAAGAGTAGAATACATCCTTGATGCCGAAGGTGTTACCTACGATAAGCAGGTAATCGCAGATTTAATTATGAAGCATATGCCAGATTGGCGTAGAGTCTTAAATGAATTACAAAGATATAGTACTAGTGGTAACATTGATACGGGCATCCTAGTAAGCATTAGCGAGACTTCTATTAATGATCTAATGCTACATATTAAACACAAAGACTTTAAACGTATGCGTCAATGGGTAGCTGATAACATGGATACGGAACCAGCATCTATTTTTAGAAAGATCTATGATAGCATGTATGAATACATAAACCCCAAATCAATACCCCAGCTAGTTCTTATTCTAGCTGACTATCAATATAAGAATGCATTTGTTGCAGACCATGAATTAAATCTCGTGGCTTGCCTAACAGAAATAATGGCAGGGGTGGAAATAGTATAATGTACGATAAACCAAGCCACCATTTAAATGTATATAAAACTGTATCCCGTGAACTTAACTATTCATATCACCAAATACATTATAAAGATAAAACAATGTATCGGGTAACCGCTATGGATACTAGCCAAGTAATCGTATATGAAAGATTATTTGAACAAGAAGAAAGCGCGAGGAACTATATTGAATCCCTTTGATTTTATAAATGCAATTAACTTTACTAAAAAGAATTTAATTGTTGATACCGAAACCGAAAAGGCATATCAACCTTTCCTGGTGAATAGAACTTTATCCCATTTTCAGGATACCGTACTATATGCTAATGAAATGAATATAAATCATCACTTAGATTCCCACCTTCAGAATCAATTTTATATAAATATAATAAGAAAGAAAAAAAGATTCTCCAAATGGGTTAAGCCCTCGGAGATTGAATGTTTGGAAGTGATTAAAGAAAATTATGGTTATAGCAATGAAAAAGCAAAGTCAGTATTATCTCTTCTTACCCCAGACCAAATTGAAACATTGAAACATAGGATTAGTAAAGGTGGAAAAAGAAAATAATGAAATAAAAGAATGGGTCCCAGCTGATATGCTGGAAGTTACCCTAAATGAACCCGATGACTTTCTTAAAATAAGAGAAACATTAACACGGATCGGTGTAGCATCACGCAAAGATCAAAAACTCTATCAGTCCTGCCACATATTGCATAAGCAAGGTAGGTATTTTATAGTACATTTTAAAGAATTATTCTTATTGGATGGTAAGCCATCTAATTTAATAGAAAACGATATACAAAGAAGGAATACAATTTCTACCTTGTTATCAGACTGGGGATTGGTTACTATGATTAAACCATCCCAAGCAAAGGACACAGCGCCATTAAGACAGATAAAGGTAATACCTTTTAAAGAAAAAGGCCAATGGGAACTATGTCCAAAATACAATATTGGAAATACACAAAAACAAGATGACCGGAAAACAACAAACTAAACTTTTAAAAACACTACAACTTATACCAAGAAACAAACCTATGGACGAGCAAATAACATT